TGAAGCAATTTCTAATCTCCACATTCAAAATCTTATTATTAATATTCCACCCCGACACATGAAATCATTGTCTGTAACCGTCTTTTGGCCCTGCTGGGAATGGGGGCCTTGCGATAAACCGTGGACGCGCTGGCTGTTCAGTAGTTATGCAGAAAAGCTTTCCAAAAGGGATAGTCTCAAGTGCCGCCGCCTGATAACACATCCATGGTTTCAAGAACGCTGGGGGCACCGCTTTCACCTTGATTCAGACCAGAATGAAAAGCTCAGATTTGAGAATAACAAAACGGGATGCAGGATAGCAACATCAGTTGGGGGTGTTGGAACGGGTGAGGGCGGTGATCGCATAGTTGCAGATGATCCTCATAACGTGATAGACGGTGAATCAGATACCAAAAGGGAAAACGTGCTATTCTGGTGGGATGAGAGTATGGCCACCCGGTTAAATGATGAAAAGACCGGGGCCAAGATTATCATCATGCAAAGGGTGCACGAAAAGGATCTGTGTGGTCATATACTGGCAAAAGAACTTGCATATGAACATTTGTGTCTGCCAGCCCGGTATGAAGGCAACAGGGTGAAATCATCCATACCACTTGAAGATCCTTTTGAAGATCCCAGAAATGAAGAAGGTGAATTGCTGTGGCCCGGAAAGTTCGGGCCGGAAGAAATGGACAAGCGTGAAGCCGATATGACTGAATATGCAGTTGCCGGCCAGCACCAACAGCGGCCAGCACCTCGGGGTGGTGGAATGTTCAAAGTCGATATGTTTGAAGTCGTGCCTGCTATGCCTGCTGATTATTCCATTGCGGACAGTATCAGGTACTGGGACAAGGCCGGGACGCAGGACGGCGGAAAGCGCACAGCCGGAGTCCTGATGCATAAGCTGAAGGATGGCCGTCATATCATATCAGACGTGATCAAAGGACAGTGGGGTGCTGATAACCGGGAACGTGTGATCAAGAACTGTGCCATATTAGATGAAGTGGGTGTTACCATATGGGTTGAGCAGGAGCCGGGTTCAGGCGGCAAGGAAAGCGCAGAAAGCACTATCAGAAATCTGGCCGGATATGTGGTGTATAAAGAACGGGTCACCGGGGACAAGGAAACAAGGGCTGAACCGTACAGCGTGCAAGTCAACGCCGGTAACGTTATGCTGGTGTCTGGGGACTGGGTCAAGGACTTTATGAAAGAACATGAGAAAGCGCCCAGAGGGGAGTTCAAAGACCAGTGGGATGCCGCCGCCGGTGCGTTTAACAAACTCAATGCCCCTCAAAAGGAAGCAGGTACATGGTAATGAACAGATTTGAAAACGCTGAAAAGGCTTCAGACCGCTTGGACAAGGCACATAAATTATCAACTATAATTCATTCATTTGATAAAAAGGATTTCGATTTCAGAAACGGCGATGCCAGTATTGACGAAGTAATTCAGTTGATGGATTATGAATTGAGTCGATTGAAAGAAAGGAAAGAGCAATGGCTGAAAACACAATACCTATAAACAAGAATGCATTAAGCGGCAGTGAGGAAAGACAGCTGTATGCTCTGGCCTCAGAATTGTTAGGCCGGGCCGCGCTCACTGCCCGGCTGGGCCAGAGCTATGGCGGTGATCGAAATCTGTATGAGGCGCTGGGCTACAAAAAAGCCCCGTCATTTGAGGATTATTATGCAGTGTACAAGCGGCAGGATATCGCTAAAAGGGTTGTATCAGCGCCGGTCAATGGCGTGTGGCGTCTGAAGCCCAACATCATTGAAAATAAGGATGAGGAAACAAAATTTGAAAAGGCTTGGGCCGCTTTCGTCAAATCCAAGAATCCATATCATTATCTGGCCCGTGCAGACCGTATTTCAGGAATTGGCCAATATGGAGTTCTGCTGATAGGTTTTGATGACGTCAAAAAGCAAGGGGACGCGGAACAGGCAGTGACCACCGCAAAAGACGTTCTGTATCTGCGCCCATACATGCAAAAGAACGTTGATATTCAGAGTTGGGAAACTGATACCAATGATCCCAGATTCGGGATGCCCAAAACCTACAAGTTGCAAACAACCGTTCAAGGCACAGATACATCGGAAAGCAAAAGCATCAGCGTCCACTGGTCTCGGGTCATACACATAGCAGAAGGGCTTGAGGAGAATGATATTGTGGGCACGCCGCGTCTGGAGTGCGTACTCAACCGGCTTCAGGACGTGGAAATGGTATCAGGTGGATCGGCGGAGATGTTCTGGCGCGGCGCTTTTCCCGGATATGCATTTGTGGCCGATTCAGAACATACTATCAAACCACAGGCCAAAAAGGATCTGGAAACAGAAATTGAGAAGTACGTCCATAATCTCAGCAGGTATATGAGGCTCAAGGGAATGACAGTTCAGGATTTGAGCGCTCAAGTGGCAGATCCTTCCAACCATTTTGAAATTCTCATATCATTAATATCAGCCGCCACAGGTATTCCCAAAAGAATCCTGATGGGATCAGAACGGGGTGAGCTGGCCTCATCTCAGGACAAGGATAACTGGGCGGAACAGATTGAAGACAGACGGCTTGATTACGTGGAGCCAATGATATTGAGGCCGTTCATAGACAGGATGGTGTTAACAGGGGTGTTGCCCGGGCACGGTGAGGATGGATACACCGTTGAATGGCAGGATCTTTTTGCATTGTCTGAGGCTGAACAGGCCACAGTATCCAAGACGAAAGCGGAAGCATTGGCCACGTATTCCAATTCACCCAATGCATCCATGATAATACCTCATGATTTCTTTTTGTCCAAGTTCTTGGGTATCTCCGCTGAGGAAATTGGACAGATCGATGATATGAGGGAAAAGATGTTCAAGATTGAAGAAGCACAGATCATTGAAGAGGAAGAAACAGGACTGCTACCGCCGCCAGAGGGAACGGAGGAAACATAAGTGGAGGGCCAAGTGTTAATGGAGTCAATGAATTGGTTTCCCCGGTCTGGTCATCGGGCTCAAACCTTTTCAGAACAAGGATAAGATAGGCCAAACAAATGGAAAGAACGTATAAGACTTGGGGTGAAAAATGGCTGATATTCAAAAACGATCTGAACGAAGTATCGATCCTATATCTGGAACCTGGTCAGAGATGCAGTTGGCATAATCATGACAAGAAATATAATCTCTTTTTTGTGGTAGATGGTGAAATTAACATACAAACCGAATGGGGGACGGCATTGGTGAAGCAAGGCCAGATCTTTACTACCAGGCCAGGCGAGTGGCATGAGTTTCAGACAACTGAAAATAAAGCTACAGTTATAGAAGTTATGTATGTCCAATATGACTCTGAAGATATCAACCGAGAAAAGGTCGGAGGAATGATGAGCAAAATTGGTGATAGCCGTATTGGGGGAGTCGAACAATTGTCTTCAGATATAAATAATGTAAAATAAAAAGACGGGGGTGAATTATGAAAAAACTATTTGTACTTATTTTGATTTCGGTATTGATGATTTGTAGTTTATCGTTGGCGCAAGTTAAAATGTATGTGGATGCCACAATCGATGCAGAAAATAAATTTACAGATTCTATTTCTCCCACATATAAATCAAGTAGTGGACGGTTAAATGTCACTTTATATGATGCTGATTCCAATTGGGTTGGTACGATTACCTTACAAAGATATTATGCAAGAGGGGATCTGTCTAAAAATGTTTGGTTGGACGTTGCCGGTTATTCCGGGGAAACGGAGAGATATATCATCGAAAGAGAGCCAGGTGTTTCTTATAGAATAGGTTGCAAAACTGGGGATTATACATCTGGTGATATTGTTGTAAGATTATCTAAATAGAATCTGTAGGAGGTGAATTAATGCGTCGATTTATTTTTAGTCTAATAATCATATTAATGTTATCTGTAAATGTAGCTCATGCAGATAGGATCGATCGCCTTTTAGATGGTGATACGGTCTCAAATGAAATTTATAACGCTGGTACTTGGAATGATATCGAAGATATAGCTCCATCTAAAAATGCAATAAGAGATAAGTTGGAAAGTATGGGATTTGGGGATTCT